CGGTGGCCCCATCTCTGCTGTTTTCTCCCGCACTTCTTTCGGGACTACCAGAACCAGACCGTATTCCTGATTGGCGCTGTTCTGCCGCCGAAACATCTCTGCCACACCCTCGCAAAATCCATATCCGTATGCGTCGCAGATTTTGTGGACGTACTTCGTTGTGTAGACCTCGCTGTGCTCTTTCTTGAGGGCTTTGCACTTGGAGAGCACACAGTCAACGGCGTATTTGAAAATCCGCTCGCAGACCTCAAAATCATCTTCAAAGCCAATAAATCCGATTTCTACCGTCTGCATCCCGCGTTTCCGAGTACGAAACGCGGTGCAACAGTAATTCTCTGCGATGACGGCGGATAGCTGAACAATCCACGAGTTCAGCCTCTTAGTGCAGGTGATTCCGACGTGCCTCTTGATGACCTTGAGCTTTTCGGGCTCCTTGCAATCCTCTTCGCGGAGCTTGTGCTCTGCCATCAGTTTGCGGGCCTTGAGGAGGGCCGCCTTTGCCTCATTTTCTTCCGGGCTCTCCGCCAGCGCGAGGAGCTTCCTGATTTTGTCTTTGTAGTCAATCATGCGCTTTCTCCTTTACGTTGCCGCCGCAATAGCCCCCCTGTGCCACGAGAGCAGCCCTTGCGGCCTCGATGAGGCTGTCGAGGGATGATTTATAGGCTACTCGGTTTTTGGCCTCTCCTGCGTAGCACAGGCCAGCGTAGCGCCATCCTCCATCGGCTGCCCGGTCAAAGGTGATGTAGGTGTCCCGGTATCTGCCCGCGTCGTCCTTTTCGGAGCTAAACGGCTCCGATGCTTGCATCAGGTCGTGCCGGTTGCAAAGGGGCGGGAGGATGTCCCTGAAATGGTCCACCATGTCGTCGTCTACTGCGTCTCCGGGCAAAAGGTAGTCCTCAATGTTCAGCCCGGTTCGATGCCAGCCCGCCAGTGTTTTGGGCCCGGCGCCCCGGAGCGCCTCCCGCTGCTCCTTGAGGTATTCAAGGACGGAGAGGTGCTGGCTGGCCGTCAGCTTTACGTCGTCGCCGTTGCCGCAGGGAAATGCTTTTACGCCTGCGGTCAGCAGCGAGGCGTAGATAACGCAGGTCGTTATGTACTCGCCACGCCATCCTGTTGCCGGGATTTCGATGGTTTCGGTGTTGTCCGGGCTTGCCCGGTAATATTTCGCGTCTCTCAGTGAGATAATCATGCCTGTTCCTCCTTTACGGATGATTTTCCGCAACGTTCCGGGCCGTTGAGGCAGGGATTTTTGCAGCTCTCTTTCATGTGGCAGTAAAAGCAGCAATATCTATCCCTGCGCCGGTCACAGTGGAAAATCTCGCATCTGTGCTTTGTGTCGCGTTTCGCCGGTTCTACCATCCTCGTCTGCACCCTCCAATCCTTATCGAGAGGTTATAGATAAACTGGCCGCAGCGCACGATGTGGTCGTGCTGGCCCCAATAT